GAGATCGGCGAGTGAAGTACCCTGGCCCCGAATAATGTCTGCGCCCCGGGCTCCAGTCGTAGACGACAGATCAGCCAGTCGGCTGCCGGTCCCTGTGATGATATTTGCCGCGCCGGTGCCCCCAGTAAGTTCGGCCGCAGATCGTCCTTGGCCCACAGTGCCCAGAGCGCTTGACTCGAGTGGGGCATAGAGTCCCTCCCTCCCGGCAAGAGCCGAGCGATATTTGTCGAACTCTTGATTGGCCTGTCCGATGCCGAACTTCTGAGCATCGACCAGCTGGTTGCCGCTCGCGGCCATGCCAGAGGCACCCGCATTGCGGAGCAAGCTCTCCAGGCCCTGGTCCAGTGCAAACTGATAGCCGGGCCCGGCCTGGAAAGAACTCTGGGCCCGCGCGGTTCCCTCGGGTCCGTTGAGACCCAGGGCGTCGGCCGAAGCCTGTGAGGCCTGCTGCCCAGCAGCCCCATAGCGCCCTGCGGCAGCTGCAAGTGGGTCGAAGGCGCTTGTCGCGCCCTGTACACCACTCCGCAGCGCGTCAAGCGCACCGCCCTGGGCCCCGATCAAGTCCGCCCGGCCCGAACCGGCCTGAGAAAGCAAGAACTGAAGGGCCTGCGGACTGAACTGATTAATGTCAGTGCGGGCTTGTCCAATACCACCCTGTACGGCTTGCGTGGCACCCGCCTGGCCCGAACGCAACGCGTCCAGTCCCTGAGCCTGAGTGGCTCCAACACTCCGCATGATGTTGTCAGTGACACCCTGCAGGTATTGCTGCTGCTTCTGCGCACTTTCCTTATAGGGATCACCTGTGAAGATGTCAAACAGGCCCATGATCTATCCTATCCGCCAAGTTATCCCGTCTGAGTAGACGGGAACAAAGTTCGTTCCTCCCCCCGCTACGGGGGTGCCAAAGGTGGTCACGGTAGCATTAGTAACAAAAGCACGAGCGCCAGCACCAAGCCGAGCTGCAGGAGGAAGCCCAGCAACGCCAACAACAGGAGGAGCCGCCAACTCCGCGAGCCAGGAGTACCAATCTGGTGTCCATCTTCGCTGGGCATCGACAACCTCTGAGAACGGATCGAGGGGCTGGGTCATCCAGAGTACGCCCTCTGTTGAACGTCAATCACTCCCCCGTTCAAGCCCACGTGAACAGGGTCACTGACCTCAAGCCTATACCTTACGCCCTGTCCCCGGGATAGCCCGCTGTTGAGAATGTATGGGTGGGATAGGGTCTTCCCGGGCCCTCCAAGGGATCGTAAGACTGGCTCTCCCCAGCTTTCACCGCCGTCAAGTGACCACGTGATCGCCACTCGTGGTTCTGCGACCCGGGCGTAATCGCCCACTCCCGAGGTGATGTGGAAACTTGCCCTCGGTATAACGACACCCAGCGGAAAACCATGCGCGACACCGCTCTCCACCATCCACACCAGGGGGCGGACGCCCTCGAGAAAATAGGTCCCGCTGATCGAGTAGAGTTGTCCATCGTACTGATCTCCAATCATCCACCTATCAAATACTCTAACGCTCTTGACCCCAGTCCAGCCCACCCGATTATACGACCGCCGCTCGTTCCATTCGCCGCTCGTCAGGTTATACTCCCAAGTGAAAAAGCCCTTACAGGTCAGCACCCAGATGGCTGACCTCCCATACATATAGACAAACGCCTCTATAAAGTTTCGTTTTCCTGCCAGCACGGCTCGTTGAATGTCTCTGCTAACGTCATCAGTCGATATAGGCTCTGGTGTATAACCATTGAGCTTATACACAATAAAGTCATCCCCAGCAAAAATGAGCTGATTGGCCCAGCCCGCTTCCCAGCCCGCGATCGCATGAGTCCCGACGATGCCCCGAGCAATCGTAACCTCCCGAGCAAACGGAAACGGGATTGTGGCTGCGTTGCGGTAAACCGCTGTCCACTTATCCCCGAAATAATAAAGTCTGCCACCATAACGGACAACCCTCCGGCCGAAGAGGCCCTGTTCAATGTTAAAGGACAACGAGTTTACGTTTACGCTGTTTAGGTCCGACGCGTAAATAAATCCACTACCGAATGACCAAACGAAATAGCCATCAAAGTCGCATACGCTCGTGGGGGACGCCGGGAGATCAGGATCGGCAAACGCAGTAGGAGGGCCGCTGTCGAACAGGTTGAAACAACCGAGTTCGGTGACCACGACATTCTGTTTCGGCGTAGCATTATTTCGAGCGGTGGTAACGGGCTCGATTCCAGAGAGGGTACCAAGGTCGGCCACAGAGAAATCGCTCGCGAACGCGAGTACCCTTTCATCGAGCATCCAAATACAGAGAGACCCAACATCAAGAAACCCCCTAGTATGAATGCTGAGAAAGGTCTGTGCCATGCGGGGTAGACCCGCAGACCGACGGTGGACAATCTGCGATGGGGCACCTACAAGCGTCTTCTCGGCAAAGGCATTGACGAGCCGTCCCGCGGACTCCTGTGGGCGGAGCCCGGGGTTAGACGTGGGCGGGAACACAATACTCGGCATCAGAAGTACTCAGCATCCTGTACGTTATACGTAGGTCCCATCGCGTTAACGCGCTTCAACATGGCCTCATAGTACTGTTTAATCTGGGGATCAAAGTTTTTACCGCCCACGGGCGCGCAGATGTTCGCGAGAAGGCCCGCGATCGAGTCGAACCACTCACTTGGGATACTCGTATCGTTCACCACACTGGCTATACCATCGGCAGCGAGTTGCATAAACAGCGGGTCGAGCGCATTATCGAGTTTGACCGCATAATCCGCCTCCAGCGGTTGCCCGGTCCCGACAATATTCAACTTGTCCGCTGCCTCGCGGATAAGCTCTTGCCGTGTCTTGGTGGTCTTCATAGTGTCTCCACATCGACACTGAACGACAGTCGAGTAAACCCGGTCGTAGACTCTACGATCAGTCTTACAATGTCTCCTGCAACAACGTTCTTATTCCAGCCTGTTAACACGCTGTCTTGGTATTTGATGCCCGAGACTATCGTGGGCTTCGCCGTGGCGCAGATACTGTTGCCCGCGTTGGGTGGATAGTTGGCGAAATTCGATTTTCTGAGATCGAGCACCGCCGAGCCGGTGGGATCACCAAGCATAGTAACCTGGGTAATCGTACAGGATAGTGGCACCACGAAGTCTTGAAACGCGCCCACCGTAGGCGGGGCGAAGGCCACTACCGCAGACCGCGCGCGCTGGTTGTGGGATAGCTCAATGCCGCCCCCGCCCGTGAAGGCGATACCACCGCCTACAGTAATAACTCCCGGTGATCCCTCGTCAGGGCCATCACGGCCTACCAGGGTGTTCGGTGGCATATCTTGAAGTGCGCCAAGCGGGATGTCCGCAAACGCTTTCACCTCGAAGATATACTTGCCACCGGACTTGGTGATGACCATTCCGTTCCCCGCCAACACCTGGGCAGGAAAGCGAGGAAGAATCCTCGCCCTGATGCTTGGCTGCACAGATGTAAACAGGGCCATGGGAGCAAGCTCCTACTTGAGCGGAATGGGCTTGAAGCCCGTCTTCGTCGTTTGACTCTCGCCTTCGGGCGGCGGCGCGACCGGGTCGGGAGGATTGGGCACTGTGGCCTCAAGGGTCTGCACATCACCGTGCTTGGATACAGGATGCTGCGCACTCTGTTGAGAGGGTGGCTTAACCGTGACCTCCTTGGTCACGTCAACAGTGCTGTCTTTGGTCTCGGGTTCCCAGCCCGAAACCTCGAAGTACTGATTGCGCGCCGCTCGCGCGAGAATCTCCGGATTGTCGCACTCGACCGCCTCGCCCTTCTTGAACTTCATCCCCTTGAACCCTTCGGTCTCTTCGGGGCCGTCGTCGCCAACGCCTTTCCACGTAATCGTAGCCATTCATTCCTCCTATTTAACTGGTTTGTAGTACAGTACTGACACGTATGCCAATCCTGTCGTAGCCCCACCAGAGACAGTAACATAGAACTCGGTATCTGAGGGCAGCGGCCCGCCGCTATCGGCGTCGGGCATCACGATCTGACTACCCGCCGTCGTGGCCAGTACGGCCACAAGGTTCTCGTTCTCGACATCTACCGCGCCGTTGAATGCTGTAACAACTCGTGAAGCAATCCCAATGAGGACTGCGCCAACAGGTAGTTTCCCTATAGAGGCCATTACCTCGGCCCCGCTCGGAAGGGCTGCGACGCGGCCACAGATAAACTGGGCCATTTCGAAGCCGGTCTCCCGGGCGGGAATCTGCCTGTTGAGCGCTGTCACCATGGACCTGAAGTCCCTAGGCTAGAGGCTTGATAAACAGCACGCCACCGACAACATCGCCTGCGGTAGCGCCACCGCTCACATTGAGCCACACGTCAGTATCGACGGCAAGTGGGCCGCCGGTCGTAGTTGCGGGCGCGGCAAACTGACTGCCTGGGGTGACAGTCAGAGCACCCGACAACTCGTTCGCCGCGCCGGTCGAAAGGCCGATACCAGCAGCGGGAGTACCTCCCGTCACTGCGGTCACGACGCGGGAAACGAAGGCCACGATGATCGAGCCAGCAGGGAGCACGCCCATCTTAACTGAGCGATTAGCCACTCCCGCTGCCACGGTCGCACGTGCAGCCAGGTACTGCACCATTTCGTAGCCAGCCTCACGAGCGGGGACCTGGTTGTTGAGCGAAGTTACCATTTCTGAGGTCCTCCGTTAGTCTGCAGCCGAGGCGAAGAACCCAGTAGCCACGCCCCACTGCTTGAGCGCGGTACCTTGCATCGGGTGCCTCTTGAACATCTTGGCGATGCCGTAAGCGGCTTCGACGCCGGTGCCAGTGATAAAACCGTAGTCGTCCTCTTTGCGGAACGTGGGCTTGATCATCTGACCCCATCCGATCACTGCGGCTTGCTGGCCACAGAGGAAGACGGGTTCTACCCGAGCGTTGGTGGTACCTGCGGTGAGCAGGTTCGTCCAGACGTTGGTGACGAACGAGCTGATCTCAGGCACACACCTGACAATCACGCCGTCGTACATCTGGTCCCCGTCTTGGAAGATGGGGTTCTTGAGCCCCGCTTGCTCGCGGGGTCGTGCGTCCTTGTTGATGGTCTCCAGGGACAGCTTGAGGTCCCTGAAGGTATTCGTGCCCGCGAAGCACACGTAGTGGTCGTATCCGTCCACAGTGTTGTAAGGACGGATTCTCGGATCTGCGTTCTGTGCAATGCGCTTGAGCAGTGACAGGTTCGTAGCGGTGAACTTGTCCGCAGCCGTATCCAGCGTGCCGAGTGCGGTGACGTGGTTGGCGTTGAAGTTCAGAGTGCTCGCCCCGTAGAGAATGCGGTCCGAGTTCTGAGCATTCCACGAGTCACGTTGCGCGGCCGACGCGAGGTCGTACTGAATGCCGTTCACCCTCACCCCGCTCGAAGACGCGGGAAGCGTCTCGGTCGGGAGACTCATGAGCGCGGCAATCAGCTCGTCACGTTGAAGCTCCTTGAACCAATCGCTAAGCAGCGGCTTCGCGAGGCCAAAGATATCCGCCGAGTCCTTTTGAGACTCTGCTTTGGTCGTGACCACTGCGTTACGCGCCCACTCGATCCGTAGGCGCATACCGTAGTTGTCGATCTTCTCTTCGTTCCCGACGAGGGTCTCAGTGGCCACGCCCTTACCGCGCAGCTTGGTAACCATCGGGATGTTCATGTCCTCGCCGCCCGCCTTCAATTCGCTGCGAGTGCGAATGATCGCGGTCAGGCCTTCGCCCATGTAGGGCGAGAACATATTCTGCCGATAAGCTTCCCGGTTGATGTCCTGAGTGTACCGGACCAGCTTATTATTATTCTCGATAGTTGTCACGGCCATAGCCGTAACTCCTCTTCATGCTCGATATGGTCGGGTCCGTTTCGGACCCAGCCGTATCGTCTCCTATCCGGGTCGTTCGAACTTGCCCGACGCGTACTCGAATAGGCTCTTATCGCTCAGGTCACCGAGCACCCCAACTCCATTACCTGTGGCAGCGGTGCTCTTAGAGAGCGACGGTGGCAATCTTACTGCGGTAGGTTGAGCGACGGCAGCTCCGCCTCGGACTTTCTCAATCAGACTGGCCGCGAACGCGGGATCGGCCAACCTGGCCGTCAACTGGCTTTCAAACCAGGCTGACGGATCGTCCCCCACAGTCTTAAGTGCCTCATGCCGACGATGCCACTTGACGACCTCGTCATAGCGATTGGGTGAGGTAACGACCTTCTCGTAGTCCGCAACATCGAGGCTCTCGTTGTTCTTGGCCTCGATAAACGCCTTCTCAGCCTCTAGCACTTTGTCTTGCCCGTGCGTGGAATACGCCAGCATCCTACCCATGTGCATCAGTGTTTTGCGGGTTTCTTCCGCGAACGGCTGAAGCGTC